TCATCCGGGCCAACCAGCAACACCATGGAGGTCGGCGGCGGCAGCGGCGCTGCGCTTTCACCGGCGCGGGCGGGGCTGGTTTGCTTGGTCAGCAGCGCGCGTAGGTCAGAGAAAGTGCCGGCGGCCAAGGCGCCAGCGGTGCCCAGGTTATTACGGCTAGCCGCGAACAGCGCCGTAGCGCCACCCGCTGGCCAGTTGGCATTGGCGGTCAGGATGCCAAACACCACGCGGCGCAGCGCCGTGTAGCCAGCCAGGGCCGCGCCCGACAGCACATCCTGGAAGGCGCGCGTATCGTCATTCACAAGCGCCTGGCGCGTCAGCGCCACCAGGCGGCCGCGTTCCTGCACCGCATAGGTCTGGCCTTCTTCCGCGATCGAGCCGTAGGTGTAGGGCGCGCCTTCAGAAATGGCTGCCACCTCCGGGAATTGGCCCGCAAAGGCAGAAGTGATGGTTTTGAAATCCGCCACATCAACTTCGCGCGTCCAGGAAGCCCAGGTGTTCGGGTATTGGCCAAACAGGCCCTGCACAGACTTGTTCGCGGAATTGACAAGGATCAACGGGAAGTCACTGGTGGAATGCTGCGCGTTGATCCGCCCAGTCACAACCATTTCCCACAGATCGGCACCGGACATGCGATGCACGCCCTTCACCCCATTGGCCACCGCGATTTCACGCATCAGGCCATGGAAGCCCATATTGGCGAATTCGCGGCTTTCAGCCGGCGGTGCCTGGTTGGAAAGCTGCGCGGAAAGCGCACCAGTCCAGCGGGCGCGCAGCGTATCGCGTTCATCACGGATCACGCTGACCACGGCGGAATTCGGCATGATCGGGGCGGGGCTGCGCGCCGCCACCGCTTCAAGCGCGGCTTCAAGCGCCGCTTCGCGCGTGGCGCCGCGTTCAATCTGCGTCAACGCAAACTCAGCCGGCAGGCCGTTGCGTTCGGCAATGCCGCGAACCTCAGCAATGGAAGCCGCCGCCGGCACAACCGGGGCAGGGGTTTGGGCCGGGCTATTCCCGCCGGCCTGGGCGATGGATTCGGACATGCCGATCTCCTTGGCTACTGCCGGCGAAATTGCCGGCGGGTTGGAAACTACCGGCGCCGCTACCGGCACCGCATCGCGCGCCGCGCGCACCAGCCCACAAAAGGCTGCGGGCGCGGCGGCGTAACGATTGGGGTCAAGCGCCGCAAAGGCGCGAATTTCTGCGGGCTCTGCCGTTTCACTGGCAAAACCTTCCGCCACGGCCATATCCGCATCAAACCAGGTTTCGGCGCGCATCAGCGCGGCCACGGCTTCTTCATCCTTGCCGGATTTGGCGGCATAGGTGCGGCGATAAGCGCCACTGATCTGGTCCAGCACATCGGCCTGCTGGCGCATGCTTTCGGCATCGCCCAGCGCGCCGCCCCAGGCTTCATGGATCATCAGAAAGGCATTGCCCGGCATCACAATCCGGTCACCGGCCATGGCGATAAGGCTGGCCGCTGATGCGGCGATGCCTTCCACAATCACGGTCTTGGGCCCGGCATGGCGCGCCAGCATGTTGTGGATGGCGATGCCAGCCAGTGCATCGCCGCCATAGGAATTGATCGAAATGGTCAGCGGCTGATTGGCGGAAAGCTTTTTCATTTCCGCCGCCACACCGGCCGGCGTAATGTCCCACCCCACATCACCCAATAGCGAAAGCACCGCGGCTTGTTCGGCCGCAGCGCGCATTTGCACTGGCATAAAAGCCCCCTTTTAAGCGTTTGTGGCCGCAAGGCCCGTGGCGGCGATTTCGATGGCGGAATTCACCGCCGCATCCTGCGCGCCGCCGGAAGCATTGGCGCGGCGCGGGTCAGCATCCAGGATCAAACCCAGATCATCATGCAGCGCGTTGTCTTCGGCGATCTGTTGCGCGATGGTGGTGGGGTCATAGCCCTGTTCCGTCACTGCCTGGCGCCAGGTCTTCAAGCCCATGCGGATCATGGCTTTGGTGGCCAGCGCGTCCTTCATGGGGTCAACAAATTCAAACACTGGCGGGCCCCAGGCCACCGGATAGGCGTGCTGCGCGGGCGGCAGCGCACCGGCACCAAGCGCAGATGCCACCCAGGCGCGCCAGATCGGTTCGCACATGCCAGGGATCAGTAAATGCCACTGGTCTTGCTCAAGCTGGCGCTTGAAGGCCAGGCGCCCGGCGCGGAGCGATGAATAATTTGCGCCGGAAAGATCACCCGTGAGAAGGTCATAAGTCAGGCCATAGGCAGCGGCGATGGCGTGCAGCTGGTGCTTAGCCAATTCATTGAAACCACCCACGCCGGATGGCGTGGCGAAGGAAACATCTTCACCAGGCAGCAGCCGTTCAATCATGCCAGGCGAAAAGGTTTTCAGCGCATCGCCGGTTTCGGAATCAGTCCCTTCCAGCGGGCCGCGACCAGGCGCGGCATCACTGGTGATGAACGCCGCCAGGCAGGCTTGCACTTTGGCTTGCTGCAACGCAGCGTCTTCCAATTCATCCAAAGCCATCAAGCGCGTGATGACCGGTGCCGCCACTGGCACGCCGCGCACCTGGCCAGGGCGCGTGGCCTTGAACAGGTGGATAATGTCGGAAGCCGGCACACGACGGCGCAGCATGGCTCCACGGCCAAAGGTGGCGGCTTCGCCGGGGTGCCGATCGAACAACCAATACGCCACGGGCGCGCCCATGGCGTTATACTCCACGCCATTGGCAATCAGATTGTCTTCCGGCCGGCGGCGTTCTTCGTTGTAGGTTTCATCCAGCAAATCAGGTTCCAACACCTGCAGCGCCAGCGGCACATTCAAGCCGCGCCGGCGCTGTTCGGCAGGCGTCAAGCGGATCAACTGGATCAGCACTTCACCCGCTTCGGCGCGCGTGCGGGCGGCCAGCGCTTGCAGCCCGTAGAAATCCATCTGCCCGGTGATGTCACACCGCGCGGACCATGCTTCAAAAGCGGCATCCACCGCCGCATTCACCGCATTGATCTGGTCGCGTTCTTCCGGGGTAGCCATAGCCACCGCAGATCGCGGCGTGATGCCAGTGCCGATCTGGTATCCGATCAAGGTATCCAGCGCGGAAGCCGCCCAGGCATTGTTGCGCACCAGGTCGCGCGACCGGTCGCGCAGTGTCTTCAAGCCTTCCTGCACTTCGGCGCGCGGGCCATTGGCGCTGGAAAGCCGCCCCATGCGGCGGGACCGGCGCGCACCATCATAAGCCGCCTGGATGCCCTGCAGCGCCAGGCGCGCGCGCGCACGGCGCAGCGCGGCTTCCGGCGCAAGGCTGGCAAGCAGGCGGTCAAACCACATGGCGGGTCAGTCCTTTCTGAACGCTGAAAGCGTGGTGCGGTTCATCGGCACGGAAAGTTCGCGGCGCAACGCGGCGATGGCTTGGCTCATTTCCGTGATGCTGCGGTATTTCACCGATCGGCCATCGGAAAAGCGCACTTCCATCACCGCGCCGTTCTGCGCCATGGCGGCGGTCAGCGCGTCTATATCGGCTTGCGTTGCCATGGTGAACCTTTCAAATCCAGTCTGATCGGCGTTCAAACCAGCCGCCGCTTCGGGGGGGCGGGGCGGGCTTTACTTGTGGTGGCGGCGCTGGTTCCACAGCGGCCAAGGTCTTCAAATCGGGCTGCCAAAGGGCGGCCATATCAGCCTGCGCATCTTCGGGCCTGCCCACGCGTTCCGCGATCAGCTTTTCCCAATGCGCGTCAGTCAGGTTCGCGGTTTCATGCCGGGCCAAGGCGCGGGCATAAACCGCAATGTCCCATTGCTCGTTGCGGGGCCGCACCTTGCGCCATTCCCGCCTGGTGAAGCCCGCGCGGTTGCCGATTTCCACACAGGCTTCGGCGGTAATCTGCTCGAAAAACCCAAGGTCCAAAGCTTGCGGAAAATGCGCCGCGCCCTTCGGCCAGGCCCCGGTAGCGTCAGGCCCCATTTCCGTGAGCCTCAGCGCAGCAGCCACTTCCGTCTTCAAATCCCAGGTACCAACCGGCCAAAGTAGGACCGATCCGATTTTCTTGCCGTTGTAATCCACATCTTGCGGCTTCGGCATGCCAAGCGGCGGTTCACCCCACTTCGCGCGGCCATCCAGCGCCATGATGCGCGGATCGCGCCTGGCAGCGTGCCGGCGGGCGTAGGAATAAACCCGCTGCGGCAAATAGCCCGAGTCAATCCCGTAGCAGATCGGCGCCCATTCACGCCCCCAGGCGTCGCGGTAGGTTTTGCCAACCACTTCATCCAAAGCCAACCACACCGGATCAAGCGCCGGGTCACCTTCCAGAATGCCGCCATCCACCCACCAGGAAGACAGGTTGCGATCCCAGCCATACACACCCCACTCCAGGCGATCACCTTGCACGTCCACTGCGCCGGTCAGGAACAACACGCCGGGCGGAATGCGCCGCGGCGGATAGGCTTCGCGCCGGCGCCACAGCAATTCATGGCTCGGCAAATCGTAGCGCGGTTCATAAGGCAAGCCGAGCACCTGCTGCGTGAACACTTTGTCCAGCAGCGGATCATCCTGGCTGCGTTCGCGCTGTTCTGCGACCCAAGACCAGCTTACGAAAGGCGAATACAGCGCATTCAGCGCAAAGCTTGCGTGATGCACCAATAACTCGGGCCGCTCATGCACCCATTTGCCAGCGGCCAGCATGGCAGCCTTTTGGCGATGCTCGATCCCGACGCCGCACGCTGAACAATGATAGAGCGCCGCGCTTGGCTCCCCCTTCGGCCAGCGCAGATTCTCAAAAATCAGCGGTTGCTCTGTGCCGCAATCGGGGCAAGCCACATGGAACCGGCCTTGGCTTCCATCTTCGAACCGCGCCGATATGCGGCACTGACCCTTGATGCCGGGCGTGGATGCCGCGGCGATTTTCTCCCGCCCCGTCCATGCCATGGCGCGGGCTTCGGCCATGGAAACCGGATCGCCGCGCCCATCCACATCCATCGGAAATTCTGAGACTTCATCCAGCAGGATCACCCGCTTGGTGACCATCTGCAGGCCCTTGGAGGAATTCGCCCCCGTCAGGTCAATGTTCCCGCCGGCAAAAATCTTTCGCTTGGTGGTGCTGCCGGTTTCATCCCGGCTCACCAACGCCCGCACCTTGGCCGATACCGCCGGGGAATTCGCCAGCATCGGTTCCAGCTTGTCGCGGTTGAACTTCTGCGCTTCATCCAGCGAAGGCAGCACCCAAAGCACTGTGGTCGGCGTTTCCGCGATGATCTGGCCCGCCAGGTTCAGCAGCGCCATTGTTTTACCAACCTGGGCGGACGCCATCAGCGTCACGCGCCGCGCCGGATGCGAAAGGCTTAGGGCATCCATGACATCGCGCAGGTAGGGCACTCGGTCAGTACGCCAGCCGCCCGGGAAAGGCCCTTCTTCCGGGCCCAGGACGCGCTCTGCGTCGGCCCAGGCCGAAACCAGACGTTCGGGCGGCGAAGCCAGGCCGCGCGCCCAAGCCCGGCGAAGCACCGGGCCAGCATCAGGCAGCGCTTGGAACATCTGCCGCGCTCAATTCGCCCGCCAGCCCATCCAGGGCCCGGCGCAAGGCTTGTGTGATCGTGGCCTGGATGGCGATCTCGTCACCCAGCCTGGCGCAATCTGCCGCCACTTCCTGCGGGATCTGCAGCAGCCGATCGCGCAGCTTACGGGCCATGTCTTCTTGCTCGGCCTCTACTCGCGCCGCTTCGAGTAGCTTGCCCTGCTGACGCCCAAGCTCCAATTCCGCAAGCTGAGCATCAGCGGCCATCTTGCGAAGCCGCTCTGCCGCGAGGCCGGATTCCGCATCGCCAGCGGACTGCGCGGCGCGACCTGTGGTTTGCAGCAGCGGATCAAGGCCCGATTCGCGAAGCGCGAGGTACGAATCCAAATCAACCTTGCCGTCAGCCCCTCGCAGCCCATAAGCGGCCACCTGGCGCGACACGGTAGACTTGTTCACGCCGGCGTGTTTCGCGATATCGGTTATGCTGAGCCGTGGCATTTACCCCACGCTCCCAATACCGATTTGCCGTTTCATGTTGCGCAACAAAGAGAAAATTGTTGCACCCTTCTGCAATTTCCCCACTACCAATGCCGGGCGCGCAAAGCCGCCCGCATACAAAACGGGCCGGGAAGG